TCAAGCGGACTGTCGCCGTTATCTTGCCAGTCGTTAAAATATGTATGTTCACTGATGTAGTCTTTGGATATGTCGTACTCTTTTTCAATTTGTTCTTTACGTTTGTCCAAATACTCCTCGTTCAGCTTATTTTTAGCCTCGACGTATTCCTTGTGACTGATTATACCCTGTGCGTACATTTGTTCGGTGTACGTCTGTATTCTGCCGATACCGGCGATATAATCGGCGGCACTCATACCGTTGTATTTTTCTTGGTGTTCCAACCAATCACGACTGTATTCGGTCATATTGTCGTATAACGTTGAACCTATACTTGACATTTCTGTCGTATAGTCCTCCCACGTCATACGTCCTGCCTCGACTTCCGCCATATTGCGGTCACGAATACGCGTAAACGCGTCGATAGGATTGTCACCGTTGTCGTCCCAGTCATTCAGTGCCGCGCGTTCTTCAATGTACGACTTTGACAGGTTGTTTAACTCCTGCGTGCGTTTCTGTGTCAGACTGAATATTTGTTCCTCAATATCGGCAATATCCTTGTCATTCGACTTGAATTTCTCTTGAAATTCTAACCACTTCTCTAATTCTTGTGCGGTCGTTACTGCGTGCGTTTTTGTGTAGTGCGTCCAATCGTCCTTGGCTGATGTAAACGCGTCCGAATTGTCTTTACCCGTTGCGTAATGCGGTATACCCATACCGTTCATTATCGCCTTGGTTTGCGACGCTGTGTACACCTTTGCGCCTTTTGACAATGGCAATACTACGTCCTTGCCCTGTGGTATAAATGCACGTCCTTTGTCAACGATTAATTCTCGTGGGTCAGATATACCCTTTTCATCATTAACCATTGCCAAACCGCCCTCGAAGTTTTGTGTACCTTTTGCCTTTGGTACTCCGCTTGGTGTCGCAACGGTACCTAATGTGTAGTTTATTGTACCTGTTGCAACGGCGTTTTCGGGTTTTGCAACATCACCTAATTTATAATCAATCGTGCCGTCTGCCTTTTCATTTTCCGGCTTTTCAACATCACCTTTTTCCCAGTTGATTTTACCGTCTGCGGTTATTTCGCCTAATTTGTTGCCGCCTAAATCGTTAATATCAAAACCGCCTGTATCTACATTGAATGTTATGGTAACTTGGTTGTTGCTGATTAATTCCTGTAGCTTTGAATCAGCCGTATCTAATACAGATATATCACCCTCGGCACTGACTTGTAATTGTACATTGCCTGCGTTATTTATTTCCTCGACAGCATTTTTTGCGTTCTCGATTGCAGACACATCACCGCTTGCGTCAATTTCAATATGTTTATCCTCAGGCAACAATCCCAAACTGTGCGCCAATGCGTCAACTTGCTCTGTGCTTAGTCCCAAATCGTCACCTAAACTTGATAGGTCTTTCACTAAACCACTTACATCACCCGACGCTACAGCCTGTTGAATATCAGAAAAACCGTTTTTCATTAATGCGGCTTTCGTGACTATTTCCTCTGACGTTAGTCCGATTTCTTTACCTTGTTTGACAAAATCATTTACAACAGCGTCCAATGCGTTATTATTAATTGCACCTTGTAGGTCTTGAAAACCGTTTTTAAACAGCGCTATTTGTGCGGCAATGTCTTGATTTTCAAACCCCAAATCGGTCATAGTTGATTTGATTTGTTTACATACATTATCAACTGCAATACCGCCACTTTCAAAGACTTCTTGCATATTCTTGAAACCGTTTAAGTTCATAGATTCCGATGTAACCACTTCCGCTACAGCTTGTAGTGATTCACGACCGTTATTTGCACGTTCGTCCATCTTTTCAATGCTTGTACTGATTTCGTTATATGCAGCTTTTATATTGTCAACCTGCTTTTGAACGTCTTTCATTTCTCCGAATGAAAACTTCTGACCTTGCATTTTTTCATATGCCTTTGAAAATTCACTGTCGGTCATTTCATTTACAAACGCATCTCTCGCTTGTATGGCTTTTTGGCGTCTTTCTTTGTCACCGCTTGCATACGCCGCAGTCATTTCTTCTTGCAGTTGTTGGTATTTTTCTTTAACATCAGTTGCTTGTTGCAACCATTGACTCATTTCTTCTTTTTGATTTTTGTAGTCCATACCGTAGGAACTACCTTTTTGAAGTGCGTCGTATCCCTCTGACACTGCTTTTTGTGCCTTTTTGCCTGATGTTAAATCCAATGCGTCTTTGATTTCATTCGCACTGTCTTGTGCGTTTGATACCGCCAATGCCAGTGCTGAATCAAATTCGCCTGTATCAATCATCAATTTTATAGTATCGTCATTTGTAGTCGCCTTGATTTCCTGCATAATGTCGTTTATGCGGTTTTTAGCGCTTTCGAGTTCTTCGGGATTTAATGTACCGCTGTTGATTGATTCGTTTAGTTTTTCGTATTCACTTCGCAGATTTTCCAAATGCGAAACTTGGTTGTCTGCGTCTTGCCACTGAGAATATAATTCCTTGTAGCTTTGACCCAATTTTGCGTTGTTTTCAATAGCCTCTGTAACGTGGTCGGCAACAACCTTATACCCTGCAACAACCGCCGCAGGCGCTAATACTGCACCGAATATCGGCGCTAATGCAGAAAATGAACTGCCTAACCCCGCAGTCGATACTTTTATCGCTGACGTTGCGTCTGCTATAATAGGCAATTTATCGCTGATTACTCCTAATCCCTCAACAAAATCGCCTGCACCCTTAATCACTCCGACACCGACTTTTGACAATGCACCTAAAGCAATGACCGTAGCACCAGTATTAACAACAGCACGTTTTTGCTCGTCGTCCATTTGCGACAATCCTTTTGCAAAATCAGCTACTGTGGTGCTTGCGTCTTTTATTGACGGCAACATTGTTTCGCCGATACTTCTTGCCGCCTCAACAATATTGTTTTTGGTAACTGACAACTGTGACGCAGTCGTTTCATTCTTTGCGTTAAACTCGTTCTGCAATGCAATGTTTTCGTTCCATGCTGTATTTGAACGTGTTACCGCCTCGGTGATACCTGCCTCACTGTTTGCCAAACGTAACAAAGAATCACGCAAACGCACTTCGGTAAATCCCATATCCTGCAACATACCGATTGCGTTTTCACCTGCACCGTCGGCATTTTGTAGACCTTTGATGAATGCGTCTATCGCCTCGGCAGGAGATGAATCAAACAAATTCTTAAATTCTTCTGTTGTCTTTCCTGTGATTTTAGCGAAATTCTCTAATTGTACGCCTGACGAAATCATTGAATTTAGTTCGGTGCTTGTGTAGCCTAAACCATCAGCCAATGACTTGAAGTCTTTGCTGTTGTTTGCGGATAGTAGTTGCAAATCTCTTAATGACATTCCTGTTTTGTTCATAACGTCATTAACCTGCGTATAACCGTTTGTAGTTGCCATTTGCATAGCAATCATAGCCTTACTGAACGCACTACCACCCATTTCAGCCTCTATACCAACGCTTGACAATGCGGTTGCTATACCTAATATGTCGGCTTGACTTAATCCGATTTGTGTACCTGCACCAGCTAAACGCATAGACATATTAGCTATATCCGATTCTGTTGTAGCGAAATTGTTACCCAAATCAACTATTGAACTTCCCAAACGGTCAAAATTTTCTTGGTCCATTTTTGTAACGTTTGCGAACTTTGCAAGTGTTGCCGCACCCTCTTCGCCGTACAGATTTGTAGCAGTGCCGAGCATTGCCATTGTTTCAGTAAATTTAGATATGTTTTCAGTTTTTATACCCAACTGACCGCCTGCCGCCGCAAGTTCGGTTAATTCTGCCGTTGTTTCAGGAATGGCAGAATGTCCGTTTATTCCGACAGTCGTCATATCTATAATTTCTTGCCTAATCTTTTCAATCTGTTCAGGTGTACCGTCAACAGTTTTCTTTACATTTGCGAAATTGTTTTCAAAATCTATCGCAAACTTGGCACTCGCAACACCGCCCGCGGCAAGTGCAGTCGCCGCATACTGTAACGGTTTAGTTACAGTATCTATACCCTCACCGACTTCTTTCCACCGCTTACCTGTATTCTGTAGGTTCTGCGCCTCATCTGCACGTTCAGCGGCTTTTAAGCCTTTCTCGTATTCCTCGTATTGCTCTGTTGCTTTTTTGACGGTTGCTTGTGCGTCGGTATATGCCTTTTTACTTCCCGACAATGCCGCCTCTTGCGTACGAATAGAATCAGATATACTTTGACTTTGCTTTGTATATGCCTCAATCTCGGTATTTACCCAATTCAATGCCTTTTTGTTGTCTTTGTATGCAACACTGTTTTTGTCAAGACTTTTGTTCGCCTCTGTAAGCAACCGTTTTTCATTTGAACGCAAAGAAATTTGTTTATCTAATTCCGTTTTCTGTGCTTTCAGTGCCGTAACATTTTTATTTACAGACTTGACGTTATCCTCATACGCTTTTTTTGTATTCGTCAATGCCGTACGGCTTGTTTGCAAGGTAGTTTGTGCGTCCTGCATTTGCTTTTTATATGCCGTAAGACCTTTTGTACTCGTATTATTATTTTTGCTTTGCGTCTGCTCCAATTTTGACAATTCGCTTTCAACACTGCTTATTGTCGCCTCTAAGTCGGACGCATCACCTCTTATTCTTACTACTAATTCCGCCGCATCAGCCACTACAAATCACCTCACTACATTCCATAAAACATTTTTAAATACGGGTCATTTCCCGTATATTCTTCTTCCTCGTCCTCGATTATAACTGCAAGTAATAATCTTGGGTCTTGTTTTGCCAAATCATTCGGCAATATACCATGATATTTCAGCATTGTCCCATATAAATCGCTTAATCTTCCTTTTCGGTTGCCTGCTCTGGCAGGCTTTCCTCGTTTTTTCCCGTAAAATCGTCCATAAACCACTTCATAACTTCACGACACATTCTCATTTTTGCTGAAACAGCCGTGTCCAAAATATCTTGTGTCGCCTCTGTACCCTCAAACATATAGTCAACGGCATCTGCACATACCGACGTAGCCGTTACTTTTTCACCCTCTGCAACGTCCATATATTCTTTTTCAACCAACGTTGCCGCACCGAAACACCACGGTTTTGATACATACTTCTTTTTATTGTGTACAAATGTTAATACTCTTTGCATTGTTACTCGCTCCTCTCTATACGAAAAAAGAC